TTGCGCCGTCGCCGGCCACGGCGTCGGCTCCGGCCTGCTCCTGGATGTCCTCGTACATCCACTGCACGAGCATGTTTTCGAGGTTCGGCACGGCGTCGAGCGCGAGCTGCGTCGCGCGCTGGTCCGAGTAGTAGTCATAGCAGGTGAGCGTCGGGCCCGTGAAGGTCGGCGCGTTCTGCTCGACGCGGGCATCGGTCTCCGCCGCGTTCGTGGCGACGCCGTGGGAGGCCTTGAACGGCAGCACGATGGTGGGGTCTCCGGTCAGGTTGAACACGGTTGCGCGGCCGAAGATCGGGTCATTCTTACGAATCTTCTCGATCAGCTCGGCGTGCATCGGCTCGGGCACGATGTAGCCGCCGTTCGCGTCCGTGTAGGACAGCGATGCATTCTCGATCTTGAGCGGGCCGTCATCGCCGGTCCGCAGGTAGTTCATGAACGCGGCGCGGTGTTTCTGGTCCGGAGTCTCGCCGCCGTCGGCCACCGTCTCGCCTGCGGCAACCATGGCGCGCAGCTCTGCGAGTTCGTGGTCCTTCATCTGGCCAGCAATCGACTCGATCGCAGAAATCTGACCCATGAGCGAGGCCGCTTCAGCCTGCTCAGCGGCGCTCGGGTTCTCGAGCGCGGCGAGGGCGGTTACGCGAGCCTGAAGCGGCTTCGCGTCCTCCTCGAGCTTCCTGTAGTCGTAGAGCTTCACGCTTCCCCCTTTGGGTGCGAACGGTGTACGGCGATGGCAGCTCGGTACGCGAGCGGCGGCGCGACCTCTGCGGCCATGCCGTCCGGCTCCTGTGCGGGTCCGGACGGTGCGTCTCCGGCGGCGTCCTCCGCTACCTGAGAAAGAACCTCGTCGATGAGGTTGCGAGCATCGTGAAGCTTGGCCTCATTCGCAGCTGAGAGCGTGCGGCCGACGGCCTCCGGAGCTGCGGCGATGGCCGGCGGCCTGCGGAACTGGAGGCCCTCAAGGTCGAACTCGGCGGCTACCTCGATCGGTCCGGCGACCTCGTCGGCGAATCCCCAGTCGAGTGCCTCGCCGGCGGACAGCCAGGTCTCCTCGGCCATGGCCGCCATGAGTTCGTCGCGCGACCGGCCGGTCTTGGCTTCATAGACGCCGAGGATCGTCTCCGCGACGGCGTCGAGGATCTCTGCCATCTTGCGCATGTCGGCGGCGGTGCCGGCGGCCGCTCCGGACGGCTCGTGAATCATGAACAGTGCGTTACGCGCCATCACGACAGTGTCGCCGGCGAGTGCCACGACGGAGGCGATGGACGCGGCCCAGCCGTCCACGTAGCTCGTGACGACGGCCGGATGGTTACGCAGCGCGGTATAGATCGCCTGCCCATCGAACACGGACCCGCCCGGCGAGTTGATATGCAGGGCAATCTCGTCAACCTTGAGCGCCGCCAGTTCCTGGACGAAGCTCTTGGCGTCGACGCCCTCGCTCCACAAGTCGGCGCCGATGCGGTCATAGATCCATACATCGGCCGATGTGCTCCCGGCTTCGTTTTTGATCTCGTAAAACCGGCGTTGCTTCACGGCGTCACTCCTCTTCGGTCCCGGAGGCTGGCGACTCCATATTGCCGGGCGTGTCACCCGAGCCTGCCAAGGGATTCTTCTCGAGCGCGTCCGCCAGGAATGCGGCGGCGTCGAACGGGATTCCCGCGGCAGCGCACGCCGCCGCGATCGGCGCGAGCTTCTCACTCGCGAACTTCTCAGTGTCCGCGCGGCTGCGCCCGCGCTTGGCATCGGCCTCAAACCTAGCGCGAATCCTGTCGGCAGCGTCGCTCAGAATCGGCGCGAGCATTGCGCTTGCGGTCGCCGGCTGGGCTGCCGGCGGCGGCGCGTCCAGTGGGGCCGCAGGCCCGTGGATGAGGCCGTCTTCTGTCACCGTGCCGAGCGTCAGCTCTGCTCTCGGCCGCTCGAGGCCCTTGACCGGGTTGAGGTCATAGTGCGCGCGGCCCTCGTTCGGGGCGATGATGCCGGCGCGCACCAGCATGGCGTCTCCCTCGGTGCGCGTCTTGTAGTCGCCTCGCAGCATGGAGTCGATGTTGAATCGCGCCGAGTAGGCGGGCTTCATGGCGAACAGGCGGTGTCGGATCACGGCCTCGGTGTCGACGCAGATAGGCTGGGCGGTGTACTTCGCCAGCGAGAGGTCCTGCTGTTCGGTGTTTGAGTAGGTGCCGTTCGTGAGGTCCTGTACGGCCGCCATGGGGACGCGAAACACGCTGCAGATTTGCTGCAGCTGCCAGCGCATCTGCTCGACGAGCTGCGCGTCCTTCAGGCTCATGTCGTTCTGCTTGTACGTTAGGCCGCGGTCGAAGATGCGGACCTGGCCGGCGTTGAGCAGGCCGGAGAATCCCTTCAGCTGCTCGCTGATCGCCTTGTAGTCCTCTGGAGTGAGGTCGCGGTCCGTCTCGAGGTAGCCCGGGAAATGCGAGCCGTTCCCGAGCAGGCGAGCGAAGAACTGCTCCGTTCCAATCGAGACGCCGATCGCCTCGCTCGCGAGGCTGATCAGGCTGCGCCCCTCGTAGGGAGACGTCAGCACCGCGCTCTTGAAGTGCAGCACGTCGCGCAGCGGGATCGGCCCGGCGGGCGTGAAGTTGTCGCCGGTGTAGTTCCAGGCCGCGGTGCGCGTCGCGCGGTCGATCACGAGCGCCGGCTGCGGCCCGGTGAGGGGCCAGATTTCGCGCGGCTCATAGCCGTCCCAGACGATGCGCGCGTAGGCGTTGCCGGTGGTGTCCTCGCGGAGTTGCTTCCAGCGCCAAAACTCCTTCGACGTCATGAGGTCATTCGGAGCGATCGACAGAAGCCGGTACTCCGGCGTCTCGATGTCGTGTGTCTTGCTTCCGTCTGCGTTCTGGCGGAGCACGTCGACGGGCAGCGTGGATACGGTCTGTGCGCGGACAATCAGGCAGGCGAGGACGGCCGTGGAGCGCATGGCCGTTTGTTCATTGACGGCCACGCCCGAGGACGAGAGTTGTGAGAGTGCCCCATAGAACGCCTTGAGCACGTTGTCGTCACTGAGTGAGTACTCCTCCGCCTCATTGCGGACGAACAACCGCAACGGGTTCCACACGCCGCACCTCCGAGGTCGGGACCTAAGGCCCATATTGCCGGGCGTGTCACCCGTCGAGCCTCAGCGTCCAGATGCCGCCGGTCTCGGCGAAGCTCGGGGCGAAGGCTGACCCCTCCGCTTCTGCGAGGTAGACCGCCATTGCCAGGGCGACCGCGGCGTCCACCTTGCGCTCCTCCTCGATGCGCGTGATGCGCCAGCCGTAAGGCGTCGCCTTGACGCCGGCGTTCAGCACCTGATCGGTCAGATCGGAGTCACCGCCGTGAGCGATGCGGCCCTCGAGGATCACGTCGTACAGTGCCATGCTAGCAGCGCTCATGCGCTTCGCGTCCTGCGGGAACTCTTCGATCGGCAGATGGAACTCATGCTCGAGCTTGAGCATGGAGCGCGTGAAGTAGTTCGGGTCGCAGGCGATGCGGACCACGTTGTAGGCGGCGCAGAGCTCGACAATCTTCGCCTCCACGGCCTCGTGGTCGATGTGGCCCATGGCCGCGTCCTTCCGCCAGACCTGTGACCAGACGGAGTGCCGGCCGGCGTCGCTCCGCTGCACCATGACGAGCGCTGTCGTGTCGCGCGTCCAGGATGCATCTAGTCCGAGCAGCGTCGGGCGTTCGGGGTCGAAGTTTGGAGGTGCGCTGCAGGCGTACCAGCGGTCGGCTGGATAGGCGCGGTTGGTACCCGAGCTCGGGAAGCGATTTAGGTGCAGGCGTTCGAAGACGGGGAAGGGCAGCGTGCGGTACTGATCACGAAGCATCTTCAGCGTGATCCACTTCGACGGGTTGGCCCGGCGCCAGACCTTGGGGTCGTGTCCGTCCTCATCGTCTCCGGCGCCACACCAGTAGACGTAGGCCCGCGGGTCCTTCGGCGCCGTGCGCAGAAGCTCCCACAGCGGGCCCTTGCGCTCCGGTCCGGCGGTCGAGATGGTGATCAGCAGGCCGTTGTCGCTGCCGACCATGCCGGACAGCATCGCCTCGCGCATGGAGGCGTTTCGGTGCACGTGGTACTCGTCGATGATGCAGCACGTGGGGTGGAATCCCTGCGCCGTGTCCGCGTCCCAGGGCAGGACGCGGAAGATCGCCCCGGTCTCCTCCACCTCGATGAGGTTGCGGTAGACGTGCGTCGCGGCGCGCAGCTGCGGGTCGGAGAGCACCATGCGCTTGGCCTTGTCGAAGACGATTCCGGCCTGCTGGCGCGTGGTCGCCACGACGTAATACTCGCCCTCGTAGACGGGCTCAGTAAACATCACGGCCAGGGCGAGCCCGGCGGCGACCTGGCTCTTGCCACCCCATCGCGGCAGCCCGAACAGCGCCTCGCGGTAGACGCGCTTGCCCCGCGCGTCCAGGGTGCCGAACAGCGGCTTGATCATATGCTTGTACTGCCAGGGCTCGAGGACGAACGGCTTGCCCGCCCATCGGCCGCCGGTGAAGCGCAGATGCTCCGCCATGAAGAGGCGGATGAGCTCCGCCGACAGTTCTCCGGAGATGCGCTTGCGACCGGCCACGTGGTCAGCCTTTCGCCAGCTTGGAGACGAGACGTTCGCGGATGTCCAGGACCATGCTCTGGCCGGCAATCTCGAGCAGGCCGCCGCGAATCCGTGCCAGCGGGTTGAGCCCGAGCACGTCGGAGAGCTGGCGCATAGTGGTGGCAGCGTCCTTCTGCACCTTGACCATGGGATTGACGACCGGCCCGTAGGCTCCGTCGGTCATCAGGCCCTGGGCGTGAATCATGGCGCTTGCTTGCAGGTGTAGGTAGGTAGCCTCGCAGTAGGCGCGCAAAAGGACAAGGTCGGGAGCACGCAGGTGGCGGTTCGCGCCCATCTCCCTGACGCAGGCGCTCCAGACGTCGCGGACCTGCCTCGGCATGTCAGCAGGCGGCTCCGTCTCCGCCAGATCCCCGGCCGGCAGCGCCCTCGTCAGGGCCGCCTTCTCTTGACCGCGGGGAGGCCGCTTGCTGACTTCCGGGCGCGTCCTTGCCTTCGGCGGCGGCCCGCTCACAATACGCCCTCGAAGTAGTCATCGATCGCGCAGGCGATCACATCGCCGAGCATACGGCAGCGCCAGGCAAGTCGCGGCTGCGCCTGCGACCCGAGCCTGATCAGCGCTCCAGAGAGACGTTCGGCCTCGAGCAAGGCCACGGCCACCTGCTCATCCGTTTCCGCGGGGCGCGGCGCGGCTGCTGCGGCGGGCTCTGCTCGGCGCTGGCGTCCGCTCTCCTCGGCCTTGCGGAGTCTGTAGGCCCTTTTCCGGCAGCGGTCCGAGCAGTAGAGCGGCGGACGGCCAACGCCGGTCGGCGTGATCTCGTTTTGGCATTGGGGTCCTGCGCAGATCATGACCATAGTATGCCACTTTCGTCACCCGCTTTCGTCCCCCCCGGTTTCCCAACCCGCGGAAATTTGCGCGGGGCGGCTGGCAGGGTGGGCGCGATGGGCTTGCAGTGATGATACCCCCCTACCCCTTCACTGCGTCGCTGCGCCTTGAGGCCGAGCGAAGGTCGCTGCTCCCGAGATGCGCGCGGATGCGGACGCCACTCTCCACAGCGCATCTCCTAGTGTTGCGGGAGTTGCCCAGGAAGTAACGCGCCCATCGAAGAAGCCGACTCCAAGAGACGCGCATATCTCCTGCGCCGCAACCTTCACGGCTCTGCGCCGGGCGCCCGGACGATTGACAGCCGCCCCGAATCCTTCTCCATAGTCGGTGACCTCGAAGCGCCCCTCGTCCTCTCGCACATAGACGACCACGCTATCGCCCTGCGGATAGAACATCGGGAAGTCGCAGGCGACGCGATCGTCAAGCTGACTGAAGCTCACCTGTCGGGTAGACAGCCCCGCCTGCTCTGCCTCGGCCTCGGCCTGCCCCAGCATCTCACCCACGACGGCCGGTGGCACGTACCGCTTCCCGTCAACGAAGCTCTCGCGCTTCCCGTCGTATCGGATGCTCATGACTCGCTCTCTTCCACAAGCGGCCCCTCTTCACCACTGAGATAACGAGCGAGAAGTCCAGCCTGTGCATCCCACGCTGCATCCCACGCTGCATCCCTCGCTGCATCCTTCGCTGTGGTGCCTGCTGCGTCCTTCGCTACGGCACACGCTGTGGCCCACGCTGCGTCCTTTGCTGCGGCGCTTGCCTCGCCGTATTTGGCATAGGCCACGCCCGCGTTGAGGCAGTCGCCCAGCAGACGCGATGGTTCCAGATTCAGATGAGCCACGAGCCTCGCGCAGTCCATGGCGAACAGTCGCTGGTTCCTCTCGTTCCACTCTGGGACTCGGCGCACGAGCCGCAGTTGCTCTGCCGCCGACTTGTCGCTGCCGTGGACCTGCTCACCCTTCACCTCGATTTCGTACAGCGCCTCGCCAGCGTGGATGATGGCTTGTTTGAGATCGCGGCAGTAGTGATAGCCAGACGTGCAGAGGACTGGTTTCTGCTTCGGTAGCCACTTGCCGGGACGTTTGCCGTGTGGCAGGTAGTCGGTGTAGTCGCCATAGCCGTACGATCCGGTGGTGCCGTTCATCATCTTGTAAATGCTCATGACTCGCGCTCTCCCCTCACGGGGGGTTCCCACAGAGACTCGCCATCGAACCACTCGGTATGGCAGTGCTCGTGCGGCATCGTGTAACGATCGGGACCCCGCGCATAGCAGCGGAATCCAGACGACCATCCATATCGTGCATATGCGCAGTTCCCGCAGCACTTCAGCCGCTCCAGTTCGGCCTCGGCGCTCTCGGCTCGCTTGCGTTCGGCAAGGAACGACTCGTACTCGGCTTTGTGTGCGCCCGCCAGCTCGGCGATGGCGGCGTCGGCGAGACGCTTTGGTACGACTCCTGACAGTCCTGGCTCGGGCGGCGTCCACGCCCGGTACTCATCCAGCGCATTCATCTTATCTGTCGGTTCGTATTTGGGCATGTCGAGTGCGCTCATGCGACCACTCCCTGTCGGTCGTCAGTCCGTCGGCGTGGCCGCGGCGGGAGATGCTTGCCCCACCGCTCGTTCCAGCGGCCGTAGTCGTAACGCGGGTTCCACGCGGGGCGATACATACATGCCTCCTGCTCCATGCCGCGTATTTGGGCCGTAGAGGCCCCTCTCAGGCGATTTGGTGCCGGGTGGCTACTCCGACGCCTCAAGCGGGCGTCATCGCCTTAGAACGCGGATTCTGCGTGGTGGTGGTCACCGGCCGTCATCCCCGCTCCCGTCTTTGCCGCAGGCAGCCCGGCGCCGGCGCGCGAAGTGCCAAGGCCACTGCTCCAGGCGGTAGCCGGGCTCTCCCGCAGCAGCGTCGACGCACCACCTGTAGCGCCGGCGCAGCTTCCCTACGGCCTTATTCACGTCGATGTTGGTGGCCAGAATGCCGCGGCGCTCGAGCTCCTGCTGCAGCCAGACCTTCTGACCGGGGCGCTCGACGGCGGCAGTGAGTAGCTGGCCGGCCACGGCAAGGACTAGGTCATCCGGGTGCAGGACGCGCCAGTTGTTCATGGCCGGCCCATCTCGACATCGCACCGACACTCGTTGCCCCATGTGTCCCAGCCAAGGCGTTGACGGCGAGCGAAGAGCTCAAGGTAGGGGCCGGGAGATACTTGCTCGACTAGATCCAGGAAGGCCTCGGGCTTCTGCGAGTGAGCGGCGCGCGGCCACTCGTACCACGTCGAGTCCGTGCGCCGCAGGGGCCTCGGGCGGCCACGCCGCGCAACGATGACAAACTCCGTCGTGCTCGCGAACACGCCGCCTGGCCCAATGCCGCGCCGCGGCTTGCACCACGTCAGTATCTGAGAGAATCGGAATCCCCACGACTCTGACACATCGTAGGAGTCGCGCAGGTAGCGGTTCGTCGTCCACAGGTATAGCGTCGCGTCCTCTTCTGCCATGTCGGCGACTGGCAAGGCGCAGATGTCCGCGACGGACATGGCCGGGTATGGGAGCGGTGCCCTCACGTTGCAATCCGCGGGGATTCCGTTGCGGTTGAACTTCGACTTGGCCGACGTACTGGCTGTTGGCCACAGGTGGTACTCCCACGGCGGGTCCGCAACGATGGTCCTGTATTTCATGGCCGTCCTGCCTCGAAGATGCGCAGCTCGACCCGTGGATTTTCACGGTCACAGGTGAAGTCCTGCTCACGCGCCAGGGCATAGCAGTCGTTCGGGAAGACGAGCGCCCGCTCCAGCGCGTCCATGAGCTCCTTCAGACGGTTGTGCGTGTCGCGCTCGTAGGATTCGTCGGGCCAGTAGTACCAGACCTCGACGACCACCTTCGCGCCCGGGGCCGGCGTCCGCCAGGACTGCGTGACGATCGCGTTCCTGAGAGCGACGTGGGCCGCGCTTCGCCAGGCTGTCGTGCGGGACGTCGGTACTCTGGCCGTATAGAGCTTGCCGGACTTCGCCCGGCGCCGGGCCATGGCGTGCGAGTGGTTGACGCTGGGCGGAAGCGGCAGGGAGACGTTCAGCTCGCGGCTCATCATCTCTCCACCATTGAGCGCAGGGCTGCGAGCCATGCATCAAATCCAAGATCAGACCACACCCGCGCTGCCGACCACGCCAGTCGTAGCATCCGGTCACGGTCCGCCAGCGCTGACTCCAGTTCGGCGACGCGGGCGGCCGCATCCTCCCTCTGTTTCTCGATGTAGGCGCACCACAGCTTCACCGTCTCAGTGTCCTTCCACATCCACGGACTCAAGTGCGGGTCTACGGGAGGCAACTTACTCATCTAGGCTCCCTGGAGCCTTCGAAGTCGAGCCAGGTCGTCGGCATCCCGAACGCCCGCCGCTCCGAGTCCTGCGGCCACCTGACGATCACGTGCCGCGAGTTGGCGCCGGGGCGGACCACGACGAGCTCTTGTCCGACGCGGCCGGCCCAGACGCCGCTAGCGTTGTCATTGACGTGCGCGAGCACTGCGGCCTGCTTCATGGCGTCCTCCTCTCGTCCTGCAGCCGCTGCGCGTCCATGTCCGACAACGCCGCCATGCGGCTCATGGCCCAGGCGAAGACGATGAGTGGGACGACGCAGAGGACGGCGGCGGCGGTGATGATGAGTGCGATCACGACTTCACCTGCACCGGCTCGCAGACGGGACAGTGCAGGTCTTCGGTCCCGTCGCCGTTCGTCTGCAGATACGCGCCGCATGTCTTGCACTCAACGCGGGCGCGCGGCGCTTCTGGTGACGCCTCGCCCGCGCCCGCGTTTTGAGCTGAGCTGAGTAGAGCTGAGAAGAGCTGAGGTTTGCCGTATCGTTCCGGCAATGATTCGCGCAATGATTCGGCCAATGGTTCGCAATAGGTTATTGCCGACCGGAGAAACAGTTCGTCCAGCCTCGATTCCGGCACGGTCGCGATCCGTCTCACCGCCGCCTTCACCATGTTTGGGTTGCGGGGCGGTTGGTAGTGCAGCGCCTTAACGATGAGGCACACCTCCTCCTCGTTGTCGTAGTCTAGGAAACCATCGCTCACGAGCGTGCGGAATGGTTCCTCCAATGATTCAGGTGACCATTTCAGGTCGGCGCAGATGTAGGGAATCGGCAGGACGAACAGCCCTTCCAGGGTCCGGTGCTGGCAGGTGAGCAGGTAGAGCGCCAGGTAGCGCGCCGGCTCCGTCCATTTCTGCCTCCAGATCCCTGGAGACACGCGGAAGTACATCGGGGTGAGAGCGTCGTCCATCATCCCGCCCACCGATCGACCATCGCCTCACGAGTCGGACACTTGAGGTCCGGGTACTCACGGTTCAGGTATCGCGCCAATCCCGATGAAAGATGGTCATTCAGCCGCACCGGCGAACCCGGCGTCGGCGCGAGCCCGAGCACGGACGCGAAGTGCGGCCGGCGCAGGAGGCAGAGGTACAGCCGCGTCGACGGGGCGATCCCGGCGGCGCGGTCCTCATGGGCCCAGAGGACGACTGCCCGCCAGGCTTGCGGATTGTTGCGCCGCCAGGCGACCACGTCGCCGAGTGGGTCCACGCCCTGCCCAATCGACAGTTGCTCAGACATGATCGCCCCGCCGCTCGTACACCACGCCGCCGCAGCGCTTGGTGAGATCGCACCACTCCATCGCCTCGGCGGTCGACAGGTGCTTGTCCGCGACCACGGAGCCGTCGACGGTCGTCTGGAGCACGTAGCCGGAGCGTGTGCTCCACAGCGCGTGGCAGGCGGAGTCGGTGGTCAGCTTGGCGACCGGCTCGGCCCTCATGAGCCCCGCTCCTCGAGCGCCCCGATGACGTACATGGCCGTCTCGTGCGTGAGCCCGTAGCCCTCGGCGTTGAAGTCGCCGTACGTGTCGATCACGGAGGCGAACTCCGCCTCATAGATGCCGCTCGACTTCCGCAGCTTGGCGATCTTGTCGAGCTGCTGCTCGTCAGCGGCGGCGGAGCTCATGTCCGGCAGCGGACCGCGGCCGGGCGGCTCCTCAGCGATTTCGCCGTTTGCGGCGTCGAAGCCCGTTTGCGGCTCCGTGGTCGCGTTCGGCATAGAAACGTCTCTAAGGGCCCTTTCTGTGGCAGGAGCGGCCTGCTTCGCGCCGTTCGCCGTCGGGACTAGCGTCTGCGTGAGCATCTTGCGGCCGACGTGGGCGCGGAACTTGATCGGCTCGTCGATATCCGGCGAACCCTTGACGCGGATGCAGAGGCCGGACTCCGAGAGGCCGGAGTCGTCCTTGACAGGGTGCAGGGTGATGCGCTTGCCGTCGTAGGCGCGTGGGTCGTCGCCGAACATGGCGCGCAGGCAAACACCGTTGGTCTTGTTCATAACGAACTTCTTCGGCGTCTCGGCGAAGTGCACGACCGTGGCCGGCTCCTCGTTCCCGCTGCCGTCACTGAGCAGCGGGCGCTCGATTTCGGTGATGGTAAGGGTGACGGCCTTGCCGCCGAACTCGCCGGCCTTGAGGAACTCGCCGGGGTAGAGCTGGTCGAAGGATGTGAAATGGGTCGGGCTCATGCGAGTACCTCGATAAGATCGGAGTAGGCGTCGCCGTCGGGCAGCGCCCATGTCGGGAAGTCGAGTTTCTGAACGCCGGGGTCGCGTCCGGGCCAGCTACGCCGCTTGCGGCAGGCGCGGACTTGGTGCAGGTAGTCGTGCACGAGCAGGTCGCCGGCGAGGAGCACGTCCTCGTCCACCTCGAACACGGAGACGTCGTGCGGTGCCTCCGTCTCCACGGCGATGATGTAGACCGGCGCCGGATCGTGGCCACTGGCCAGCAGGCCGCGCCGGTAGAACGCGAGTTGGCCGTGATAGCCCATGCGCTCGGCGAGTCGACCGAAAACGCGCGGGTCGCCGTCGCGGGTGCTCTTCAGGTCGATAAGCACGCCGCCGGGTGCAATCCAATCGAGCCGCGCCTTGCAGCGCAGCCGCGTTTGCGGATCGACCCACTTCAGGGTGACCTCGGCCTTGCCCCAGCGCAGCATCCGCCGCGCCGCCTTGTGCCGGCGCACGGCGTCTCGCACGGCGAGGCAGGTCTCGTACTCCTCAGCCCTCAGAATGGTTTTGTCCGCGTTGACGCGCGCGAACTCGTCCCAGTCCTTGCCGGCGCGCCGTGGACCCTCGTAGATCGTATATTCCAGCGGGAAGGCGTCGGGCTCGAGCGCCGCCGCGTGGATCGCGCGGCCCATGCGCATGGCCGACGTGTCGTCGCGCGGCGTGATGAGTCGGTGATGGTAGTGCGCAGGCGAGCGGCCCATTTCCTTGAGCGTGGACCAGTTGACGCCCGGCGCGGCCGCGTAGGATGCGTAGGTCTCGTGGCGGTGATGCTTGCCGTTGCCGCTCATGACTCGGCCTCATCTTCCAGCAGTTCGAGGAGGCGCGTCATCAGGCGCCGGTAGTCGGCGCGCACGGCGGCTAGCTCCTTGGCGACCTCCTGAAACCGCCGATGGTAATACTCGGCTTCGGTCTCGTCGGGGACGCTGACCGGGATGACGTACGCGAGCGGCTTGGACTCGGTCATGGCACCACGATCCAGAGGATGGCGCAGAAGGCGATCTCGATCACGGCCAGCACGGCAAAGAACAGAATCCAGGCCGCGACGTCCGAGGCGGTAAAGCGCTTCCTACGGGCCTGGCGGGTGCTACGCGGCCGGCTGCGAGCCGGCGTCTGCATGTCGTATCTCATTGCGTCTCTCCCTCTCCGCGGCCATGGCGTTGACGACTTCCTCAGGGATGCGCCACAGGCCGCTGTACTCGTCTTTCCGGGCGCCGGGGAATCTGCCCTCCTGCGCCCATACGGTCGTCGCCTGCCTCGTGATACCGAGGCGCTTGGCGGCTTCGTTTGCGGTGATGTCGATTGGTCTCACCTCCTTCATCGGTTGCGTGCTTGACAGCGTATATCCTGGGATGCGGGTGTCAAGTATCTAGAATCCCAGCCTCGCGAGCCAGGTACGTCCACGCTGCAGCCATCGTGAGAGGCACCTGGCCGTTGCCAAGTGCGCGCAGGCGGTTGACGCGAGAGGACACCCCGACTGCCACTCTAGGGATGCGTCCTCCCATCCAATCGGCCAGCCCATGAGCCATGCCGTCCACGCAGGGTTCAGCGAGCCGGGAGTCGGCGGAATCCCCTCCGCTATTTCCGCTTGCTGCTCCAGACCCGGCGGCGAACTCTGGCCGCCGTTCGCACTCGGAGCCATCGCGCGTTCTGACTTGCGGTTCATTGTGCAGGGTGTCTGCCACGTCTGCGGGATCGACCGCCCATGGGCCGCCCCAGTCCTCAGGTCCACTTGGTACCGCACCGCATCCTGGAGGTATGTCGCCCTGAGAGTGCCGCCGAAGGACTCCCTCCGGCACCCCCACTGTTCGGTCGTGCACTCTCGCGTCGTAGCCGTGGCGGTCGGCCACATCCCGCGCGCTTTCGCCGCCTTGCGCGAGTTGCTGCCTCCATCCAGTCCAGTAGTCCGTGCGGTAGGCCAGAATCCACAGTCGTTTGCGTCGATGCGGGGCGCCGACATCGTCTGCTCCCAGCACGCACCATTCCGCATCGAACCCCGCTTCGGCCAGGTCTCCGAGAACGGTTCCGAAGTATCCTGAGCTGAGAAGTCCAGGCACATTTTCGAAGAATCCCAGCGGCGCGCCAGACTCGACCAGTATGCGAACGGCGTGTGGCCACAGGTTGCGCGGGTCATCCTCGCCGAGTCGCTTGCCGGCATGACTGAACGGCTGGCATGGAAAGCCGCCGGTGACGATGTCGCACGATCCGGGGACGGGATGGAAGGTGCGTACATCGGGGTAGACGGGGAACTGAACAGGCCAGGATGCTGCCTCTCTGCTTCGATTGCGTGCGTCAGGTACAGGCTGTGACGGCTGCCCGAGAGCAGGTTCTGCACTTTGGAGTTGTTCCGTCCTGCTCCCGGCATCTGCGCTTGTGGTGTCGGCCATATAGCCGCCCCGCGCACAGAGGACTCGCTGGCAGTAGGAGTCGTACTCAACAGCGGCAACTGTTCGCCATCCGAGGAGCATTGAGCCGAGCAGTCCGCCGCCCGCGCCGGTGAAGAGTGAGAGTTCACGCACGGTCGGAGTCGTCGCGTGTGGTCGCTCCGTAGGTGCGCAGCGTCGCCCATGCGGCGGCGAGCGCGTCGGCCTGTTCCATGTTCCGGTTCGTGATCGGCGAGTACTCTGCGATGATGCGCCGAGCGGTCGCGACCTCTGCCTCAATCATCTTCGGGTTCATCGTGCAATCCATGTCCGTCTCCTGGAGTGGCGGTTGCTGACTGCCTCATTCTATCCGGCGGGTTTACGGTGTCAATAGGCAAGCCCGGCGGGAAGACGACAAATGCCCCGGCCCCCGCTGAGGACGAGGGCCGGGGCTGGCGGGGAGAGCCGCCGTACTCGGTAGTCTACTGCACGCCGCTCTTGGCGATCGCCGCGCGGAAACTGACGCCGGTGAAGGTGGCAACGAGGAGGATCACGACCTGATACCACGTATCGCCGATCGAGACGACGCCGGTGCTGGCGAGGATGCCGAGGATGCCGAGGGCGAGCGTCCCGATGATGCTCTTCTTGCCGTCGAGCCAGGTTGCGATGTTGCTCATGAATGTCACCTCCTTCAGAGAGCCCGGTCGCGGAGGGTCATACCGAGATCCTGCACTGAGCGTCAGCGGCCTCGATGCGTCGGCGAGCGATTTCGACGTACTCGGCCTCGCGCTCGATGCCGATGAAGGCGCGGGACTCCTCAACGCAAGCGACGCCCGTAGTGCCACTGCCCATGAACGGGTCGAGCACCACGTCTCCGGGCCGTGCCACGAGCTTGACCAGCCAGCGCATGAGGGCGATGGGTTTGACGGTTGGGTGATGATTGGCTCGCGGGCGCGGCTTGATCTCTATTGGCGCGCTTGTGTACGGATGCACTCCATAGGCCCGGTCGCCCAGTGCGACCGACTGCACGACTATCTGCGGCATCCCCTCCAGCCCCGCGTCTCTTTCCTTCCGGCTCGCCTTGGCGCAGTAGAAGAAGCGTGATGCGCCGCCGCCCTGCCCGTACCCGACGTCCCGCGTGTCCTTCTTCCGCGCCCCAAGAATCCGGTTCGCTATCTCGCCTCCATTCCGGTTATGGCCCACATGGAAGCCATCGCGCTGCATTCCAGACTGCGCGTCAAGAAACGCCGCCGCCTCTTCGTCCAGAACGAGGTTCGCAGGCCAGCGACCGGAAGGGGACGACTTGGCGATGCCGTCACCTATCAGGATTTTCTTCCCGCTGCCGCTGCCATAGTTGCCCCCGCGCATATCGTCCCGCATACCACGGCGCTCCCACGGCTCGCCCCCGGCGACCCGACACTCCTCAATCCCCAGCGCCCTCTTCCGACCCGGCTTGCGGGCGAGGATGATTGGCTCCCATGCGGGCTTGAGGTTGGCATCCCCCTTTGGAAACCCGGTTCCGTACAGCCACATGATCGTGTCGCGTATCTCAAACCCGGCGTCCTCCAGAGCGCAGGCTAGTCGGTGCCAAGTGCGTGTGCCGCCAAATGCGAGCAGATAGTGGCTGGGCTTAAGGACGCGGAGGGCTTCTGTGGCCCACGCCTGATGCCACTCCTGCATCATGGCGGCGCGGTGGGCGTTACGGCTGTGGTACGCCTCGCCCTTCACGCGCCATTCGGGAGACTCGCAGTTGCACTTGTTCGCGCCGCGCATCCTGCCTCCGCAGACGGCGCAGGTAGCGTTCGCCGTTTCGCCGCCGTAACTTACCCACTCCGTCGCTCGGTCGCCGAGGCCGCACTTGCTCATTCCGCCACCGTCGCGCCAGTCCAGCTTGTCCCACGACATGCCCATGAACTCAAGTCCATACGGCGGGTCCGTCACGACCGCGTCCACCGATCCTGCCTCCATCCCGGCCATGACCTCGAGACAGTCGCCGTGATGCAGGGTGAAGCTCATAGCGACCACGCCGGATAAGGCGAGTCGTGCTGCACGTCGTGGAAGATGTGCCAGGCGGTGCGGCATTGATTGAGCGGGTCACTCATCCACGCAGCACCGCACGGCCACCAGCAGCCAGCCAGTTGGTACAGGCCGTAGCAGCCGGAGCCCTGATGATTCCAGACGTGCGGCGACCCGCTCGACTCGCGCATCACAATCGGCACCATCACGCGGATGCCGTACTCGCTCCAGCCGGCGTAGCGCATCGCGGGGACCCATCGTGCCGCCCCGCTCCCGCCGGGATGGCGCAGCTTCGCGATGCCCTCCTTCGTCTTCGCCCGCCAGCCGTTCGCCTGCGCCCTCCATCGCCGCGATGCCCGCGTCCACGCCGCCTCGCTCTGGAGCCGCCTGGGCGCAGGAGAGACGCGGACGGGCAGTGAGTCGCCGAAACACCTGCGGACGCGGGAAAGTGCATTCCGCGCCCTCTCAGCGCGGCGGCGATTGGCAAGGGCGGAGTGCACGGTCGCCGAGGAGGCGGGAGCAGGTGGGGGCGACGCGCTCGGCGTGGCCGCCGGAGCCGGAGAGGCCGGCGAAGCGCCGGCGAGCGCAGCGAGCGCCAGCGCGGCCACGGCCACGATCAGGCCAATGGTGAGCAGCACGATCGCCAGGGTCAATGAGATCCTCACGGGAATCCTCCCGGTGAGCTCGCGGCTACGCGACCGGACCCGGCCGCGCCCGCCTGATGCTCGGAATGGTATGGGCCGCGTCACCCGTCACTCGCAGATGAGCGTCCCGCCTTCCTCGATCGGGCGCTCCGTGACGGCTGCGACGCGGACCAGGACCTTATACGAGCCCGGCTCGAGCCGCACGGCGCCGGACTGCGTGACGGAGTTGGCGACGAGGCAGAGCGCGTCATAGCCGTCGGCTAGGGGGTCGGCGTCCCAGGTGGCGGCGTTGTACGTCGCCTCAGATTCCGATGCGCCAGGCGCGACGAAGGCGAGCTCCACCGTCCCCCCGGTCGGGTCATAGCGCGCGCCGCTGCGCTTGGGCGGCCGGATGCGCACGCGCACGTACTTCCATGCGCCGCGCTTCAGCCTCAGGGTATTCACGGTCATGGCCCGTCCTCCAGTGCATAGGCGCGGACGCTCCAGTCGTCCCCGCGGCTTGTCTTCCATGCATCGCCCGGCAGGTGGCACGTCCAGGTCTGCACGAGACCTTCGACGCTCCAGGTGATGCCGCTGATCTTCCGCGTTACCGAGCCGGTGGCGAACGCCGCGCTCACGCTCTGACTGACGAGCGCCAGCTCCCACGTCGCGTGCGTGACGGTCGCGGTCGCGGCCACCGCCGACTTCGCTTCGCCGGTATAGTTCAGCTCCAGCGTCCGATGCACCGCCGCCGTGACGACGACGGCAGACGTGGCCTCGCTGGCAAGCATGAGCTCCCACGTCGCATGGGCCACAGATCCGGCGGCGGCTACGGTGCTCTGCGCCTCCGATGTGAGGGCGAGATCCCACGTCGCATCAACCTTGCCGGCCGCGGCGGAGACCGCGCTCTTCGTCTCGCTGGCAAGCGCAAACTCCCACGTGGCGTGGGTGACGGATCCACTGGCCGCTACCGCGCTCTTCGCCTCGCTCGCAAAGGCGAGTTCGTGCGTCTGCGCGCCCTGCTTCTGCCCGGTCGCCGCGACCGCAGATGCCGCCTCGGACGCCAGCGCCAGCTCCCACGTCGCGTGCATGACGCCGCCGGTGGCGGCCACCGCGCTGACGGACTCGCTGGCAAGCGCGAGCTCCCACGTGGCGTGGGTGACGGAACCTGTAGCGCTGGCCGCGGACTTGGCTTCGCCGGTGAGGGCCAGCTCCCAGACCGCGTGAGTGACGCTGCCCGTCGTTGCGACGGCGGACTTGGCCTCGCTCGCTAGTGCCAGTTCCCACGTGGCCCGCGTGACAGAGCCGGTCGCCACTATGGCGCTCTTGGCCTCGCTGGCGAGCGCGAGTTCCCATACGGCATGAGTGACGCCGCCCGTCGCCGTGACGGAAGACTCAGACTCACTCGCGAAGGCCAGGTCCCATACTGCCTGCGCGACGGAGCCGGTAGCCGCTACGGCGCTCCCCGCCTCGCTCGCAAGCGCGAGCTCCCACGTGGCGTGCGTGACGGCGCCCGTGGCGGAGACTGCGGACTTGGACTCGCTCGCGAGGGCAAGCTCCCATGTGGTGGGCGCGGCGGATCCGCCCAGGCCCCAAGTGACGAGAAGATCGCTGCTGTCGCCGAGCCCGCGTGTGACGATGACGGACACTTACGCCAGCCTGTTCCGCCTATTGGCCCCAGTGCCGTCAAACTGCGTCGTCCCGGCCGCGTCCTTGTAGAGGTTCGCGGTCATGAGCACGTCCGTGCCGTTGTCGTCGTAGACGGTCATAACGCCGGTTGAAGGGTCGGTCACCGTCTTGTTCCGCAGCAGCTTGATTGCCGTTGCCAGAACGGTGCCGAGCTCTGTGGGCAGAGCTCGCACCGCGTCATCGAGCACCGCAGAATCAAGCCGGTTCTGCCGATTCGCGCCAGTGCCATCGAACGGCGTCGTCCCGGCCACGTCCTTATACAGCGTCCCCGAGCAGAGCGTGGTGGCGTTGTCATCGTCATAGACCGTCTTCGCGCCCGTCGAGGGGTCGGTCACCGTCTTGTTCCGCAGAAGCTTCAGGAGAGCCAGGAGGGCGGGCCTTGACACGCCGGTCGGGTCGACGACATTGGCGGCCCAGGTCCAGACGTGCCACTGGGCTATGCTGAGCGTCCCCGTAAGCGCAAACGCCATCATCGGCGTCGAGTTCATCGTCTGCGGCGCAGAGAACGGCGTCGCCGGATAGGTGCAGTAGCCCTCTTGCGTGAGGACGGTTCCGAGATCAGCCATCAGACCGAGTTGTCGACGAAGAGGAGGCCAGCCGTAGTGCCGGCGCACATGCGCACATAGGTCTTGCCGCCGTAGCTGATGGTGTCGCCGTTGACGGCGGTAGCGAGTCGCGGCACGCAGATGATGTCCACGGGCAGCAAGGCACGCGGTATATATAGGGTCGAGGCGTTGCGCGAACTATAGAGAGGCTTGCGCCCTCCCAGAGGTCCAGGCTTATAGGCCCAATCGACGGTTGCGCCCGCGAGATTCGGCCACAGCGCCGTGCCCGAGGTTGACGGCATCGGGACGACTGCGAAGTTTCCCGTAGCTGCGGATGGCGCTCCTGGCTCGCGCGTCATTGAGAACCCGGTCGTTGAGGCGGAGGCGTTGTTCGTAAGCGTAGTCCCAGTGGTGGCCCCGACGCCGAGGCAGACTGACGAATATGGCAAGTCAGTCGTATTTAGCAGGTTGTCACACATGCCCGCAAAGATCCCGTAATCGGTTGAACTGACGCGAGTGGCGACGACGATGCGCTTAGCCGAGACGCTGACCCAATAGGTGAAGCCCCCCGTGTCGATCGTGAGAGGTGATTGGTAGGCCGTCGCCGAGTCGGGAAGGACTCCGGTTGCGTCGGTCACGGTATTGTCGGAGGTGCTCACAGTGATGCTGGCGCCAGATGCGGGAGCGTACTTCTGCAACTTGTGGTTGACAGAGTCGTATGCCTCGCAGATCGCAAAGGTGATAGTCGTCGCGCCAGCCGCACTAGCGTAAGCAACGACGTAGAAGTCCACGCCGCCGTTCTGGGCTGCGGCACTCTTCCACACCTTCGCCGTCTTGCCGCTGCTCGACCAGGTCTCAACGAGGGACCAGCCGGATACCGCCGTGATGAGCCCGCTGAGGGTGCCGAGGAACGTGGTCGCGCAGTTTGAGTCCGACCCCTGCGTGTTCGTGGTATAGGACATGCTACGTCTCCCTTCTCAGTTCGACTCGTCGAGACTGATGGAGATGTCACCAGCAGCGATGGAGAAGATGTCCCCGACGTCGATCTCGACGTCGTTCGGAAGCTGCTTGATAGCGTAGTAGTGACCGATGGGCCCAGAGGCGGTGTCCACGAGAGCGACGTAGCGGCAGATGCCCCAAGCAATCCCTGCGGCACTCCACGAGTTCACAGCGGCAGCATTGCTGATCTTGTAGCCGGTGCCACTCACGGCGGCGGCGTTCCAGAACGTTGAGGACGTGATGGCAGGGCGGGAGTAGTTGGTGCCCGATGTGGAGACCTCGGTCCCATTCGCGCCTGTCATCAGGTTGATGGCCGTGGCCGACGTATAGACGGCCAGGTAGGCCGTAGCCGGAACGCGGTTGGCCGACTGGTCAGCGATGAGCAGGTGCTGGAGCATGGCCGTCTTGGCCTCTGTGCTGATGCCAGCTAGCGTTGTGACATCGAGCTTGAGCTGAAGCGCAGCTGCCGCGAAGCGCGCCGTGTCGCCAGTTGACGGGTCACGCGGCGTGGTCAGCGCGCCTCCCCAGAGCAGGTCGCTGCCGCTGGCGTTGCCGTCGAAGAGCGCCGCGCCGTTGATCGCTGGCCAGTCCGAGCCGACGGACCACGAGAAGGCGGATGTCAGCTTGTTCTGGCCGACCATGCCGTTGCCGGACGCGATGACCTCCCAATTGGTCGAGCCGCGCGCGGCGAGCTGGCCATACTGGACGTAGCCGGTTCCTACCATCTCGGTCCCGCCAGTCGGCGGATTCGACTCAAAATCGGTCGGGTTCGTCGAGTAGAGGCGAATGTAGGGGTCGGCACCCGTCCACGTCGCCCTGCGGAAGTACCAGTCGAGCAGCTGCTGCTCTGCGTAGTTGCTCATTCCTGCCATGGGTCAGCTCCTTGTCTGGCGGGCTACGAGGCCCTGCCGATAACGGTGACTTCCGAGCGGTGGCGCCGGGTACGTGCGACCATGCCGCCGTTGCTGTTCTGGCCGACCGGCGAGGTGTTGCCGCCGATGCAGAGGAGGTAGTTGCCGTCGCGCCCGGTCACGATCTCAATGTGCTCCGATTGCCAGAGAGTGACGAGGTCGCCGGGACGGGCGTGCTCGAACGTGACCCTCTGCCAGCCGCCGCCGCCGACCATGATCATGTTCGTCCAACTGGGCACGTAGGCGGGTGTCGGCGCGACTTGCCCCTTGTAACCAGCCTGCCGCAGTACCCAGCGGACGAACGAGGCGCACCAGGGCGCATGGTAGGCCCCGGTGCTTGACTGGTAGACGCGCACTCGCGGCCCGTCGTTGCTCCCCGGCGGGTGCTCGGTCGTGCCGACTTCCCTGGCGGCCACGGCCACGATGCGCTCGCCGAGCGTCGGCGGGTTGAAGTGGCGCCAGAGCTCGGCCCTGTCAGTGGTCGCCTTGCCGTAGTGGCCGGACACTCGCCAAGCGAGCGTCCTTGCGCCCACGCCCCAGACATTCGACTTCCACGCCACGCGCGGCACGGGGATGCCGTGCTCGATGGCATAGGACTTCATCTGCTCTTTCAGCTTCGGCACATTCACGGCTGCCTCCCGATAACGGCGTCAGGAACTGGGTTGCTCCTCTTCCTGGAGCCGCCCCCATCCGCGGCAGACCTCGCGGAAGGCGGCGCGGCTCATGTCGATCGCGTCGGCTCCGTGGTGGATGACGACGGCATGCTGGTCGGCCTCGACAAGTATCCGGCCGTCTCCGTAAATGGTGCGCGTCTCTTCGCCCATGCTCATGCCCCCTGTTCTTTGCGCCGGCGACGGTCGAGCCTCGTCTTCCTACGATGACAGGTGACGCACTGCCAGCGCAGATTTTCTACAAGGTTCGTGCCTCCGTCACGCAGGGCCACGATGTGGTCGCACTCGGCTGCCTCGCGCGCGATCGGCGCTCCGCAGACCTCACAGTGCCCGGAGGCCCGTTTCCAGGCCAGTTCGCGATTCCGCAAATATGCCGGGTCGTAGTAGCCGACCCGCCAGGGCTGGCGCAGGAGACGTTCCTGCTCAGCCGAGTGCGCCGGGCAGTACTCCTCTCCTGCCTCCGTGCGCACGCCGCAGATACGGCACGAGGATGCCCGGAAGCTGCCTGCGGGGCCGCATACCGGGCAGACGCCGCCGGCCGGGATTCTGGCGCCGCAGGATGGGCAAGGATGGGCGAACAGGCTCATGCGCCGGCCTCCATATCGAGGGCTTGCTTGGCTCGTTTGATCTGCTGTCGGGAGGTCCATAGCTCCTGCGTCGCCTCCGCTTCTGCGGCGAGGTCGGCCAGAGCGTCGCGGTGAGCGGCGGCCAGGCGCCGCAGATGGCAGGGACGGCAAAGGCCTGAAGATGCAACGGCGATCTCGCGGACGCCGCAGCCCGGGCAGAGGTCGGCGCCGGCGCCGAGTGCAATGCGCGCATCGAGCGCTTCTGCCGGAATCCGGCCGCTGACCACGCTCTCGCGTATCAGCCGGGAGATGGACACGCCGCGGGGCTGGCCGAGGACCGCTCCACGGCGGCTCCCCGCGCGGCGCAGGGACACGCGCAGGCGGTAGGCCTGGCGCTCGACAGAGGCGACGGAGCGCCCAAGCTCCTCGGCTATGCAGCGAGCTCCCCGCTCTGCATTGCGCCTCAGATAGGAGACCTCTGTTCCCGACCATTCCATCCGCGCAAAGCATCCGTGAATCGTGGACTCAGGCCCGAACCGCCTTATCACTTCCCGATGACGGCGAACTGGATGAGGCCGACAAGCAGGCCGATGAACGCGACGATGAAGGCCGACACGGCGACCCAAGTGATCCGAGACAGCGTCGCCATGGAGCGTTCGAGGCCGTTGACGCGGTCGTCGAGCCCGGCGACGCCGTTCTCCGCGGAGCCGAAGACGGTCGCCTTCACGTGCTCAATGTCGACGGCGTGCGGCAGGCAGGAGGATTTCTGGTACTTGTCCATCGCAGACTCGACGCCGGCAGCGACGCACTTCTCGATGGTCAGCAGGAAGAGCTCGTACTCCGTGTCGTTGAGGCTTGGGAACGGGTTTCTGCGCCGGTCGCCGGCGATGCCCCTAGCGTCATCCGTCATTCCGGCCACCTTGTGAGCTGCAGGTCGATGACTACCGTGTGCTGGAGATAAAAGGCGTTGTCTTCCGGCACCCTTGGCGCCGGGCTCGGGGCGATGGTGAAGGTGCGCACCGGCGCCGAGGGCGATTCCTGCCACGTGAGCGAGCCGCCGGCGAGGCAGGCAGCGCGCACGGCATCGAGCCATACAGCGAGGCCGCCGGCGTCGCTGAACTTCGCGCGCACCGGCACCGAGATCGCCACGAGCTCCGTGTGCACGTCGTGGATGACGAGCGAGCCGTCGTGGTGCCTGATCTGGTCATACGCGGGCGTGTCGCTCCCGAGGTCGCTGGCGTCGGCCAGCACCCACGTGTTCACGCCATCGTTCATGTTGATGCCGTTGTAGATGCAGATAACGCTCACGTCGTCGGCCCTCCTGTCTACGTCCCATGATACCCGCCCCGCCCCGCGCACAAGGCCGGCGACTCGCCAGCCGGCCGCCGGCGCGCTGCGCACGGGGTTCGACTCGACGATACCCCACGAGGACTCCGGCGCGCTGCGCACGGTCTCGGAGACGTTCCACGATGCAGTGGCGGCGCCGCGCACCATACTCTCGCCGGGCAGGATGCTCCATAGGCTCCGCGACTCGATCGTGACCATCTCGCCCGTCCACGTCGTCCGGTACGCCCATGACGTCCACGTGCCGATCTGGACTGCGTTCCAGACCAGCCACGAGGACGAGGGCTCTGAGCGCACGAGGCTCATACGTCAGACCGTGTCGCCCTCAACGGCCCACGCGCACTCATCGTCGAGCATGACGCGCGCGCCGGCCGGAACGTGACGGCGGAACCAGACGCCCACATAGTCGTCCTGCACGTAGGGCGCGTCCGGCAGGGCAATCCCGGCGCCCTTGGTCGCAGGCGCGGAGAATGTCACGCCGGCCGGCGCGGTGTAGTCGTTGGCAATGGCGGCCTCTACGGCGTTCTTTCCGGCCGCAGCGATACCGATCGCGAGGTCGTCGTCGCCAGGCGGCTGCGTCGTGATCCACATGATCGGGTTGTCAAGGCCGAGCTGGTCGCTGTCAATGTTTTGGAAGTAGAGCAGGCGGTACTCATCGGCGCCACTCGTGGCCTCGTCGCCGGTCACGTCGTCGAACAGGTTGTTGAGGGCAGACGTGGACAGCGCGACGCTGCTCATCGCGCCGCCGATCGATAGGGCGGGGTCGCTGTTCGTCGCGCCTCCCGAGAGGTACCACTTCAGACTCGTAGCGGCGATGGTCATGCGGACTCCTTCATTTGCGTCGGCGCCTCTCCAGGCGCAGGTCGAGACGGGTGAGCCGGCGCTGGCTGCGCGGCCGCGCGGTAGCGGGGCGACCGGGAACAGAGGCCGGGAAGCGCCCGACGTAGCCGGTACTGCCGAGCTCAAGGGTGACGCGGTCCTGCTCGGCGTCACATGTGGTCGATGTGATGAGGGCTCCTGTCACCTGGCCGCAGGTGATCGCGTAGCCGGGGCGGATAGTCGACGCGCCAGCGATGCCGGTCAGGATGATCGTTCCGCTCCAGCGGCCGGGCAGGCGCTCGAGGCAAGCGAGCTGCCCCATGCGCTCCGCGCCCTTCGCTCCGGATGTGTCGCTGGTGGCGTCGACGAAGGCGACGCGGTCGCCTTCGGCCGGCTGCCAGCCAAGCGGCGGGTAGCTGACGTCGCCGTCGGCCGTGACCGTCATGAGCGCCGGCGTGTTGACAACGAGCATCCCACTGGGCTGTTCTGCTGCCGCTGGCGAGTATGCCACGAGCGCGTAGTCGACCGCGCCCTCGTCATCGAGGCTGGCGTCGATCTCAACGCCGGGGCCGTATGGGATGGTGACGCTGCCGTAGGTATGTGCAACCACGAGCCTGCCGTCCTCCCACACGCCCCAACACATCTGCGCCGGGTAGAGGGCAAGCAGGGACTCAATCGCCGCGAGCCTCGTGGTGAACGGCGGCACGACGATACTCGTGGTCGGGGCCTTCGGGTCGCTCTCGGAGAGCCGCATGGCCGGGACGGACGCGCCGGGCACCACGAGGCGGATGGCCGCGCCGACGTCATCGTCTGTGAAGTGCTGCGCCCTGATCGCGAGGTTGCTAAGCTCGACGTACTCCCCGGGCTCGGCGTAGATGCGATTTACGGCAACCCACTTCGTGCGGATGATGTGGTCGGCGTTGACAGAGTAGCGGGTGCTGAGGTTCACAGGCAGGCGCACAGGCTTGTACGTAGCGTAGATGACCACCATGCGCGTCCCGGGATGCACGGTGAGGCGGAAAGGCTCCTGCTCTTCCGTCTCAAAGCGAGCGCGATGACGTGGCAGGCGAATCGTCACGCGCTTGGTCTTCGCGTGCGAGGTGCGGCCGTCGAAAAGGTGGAGCAGATGCGGATCATTGCGCATCGCCCAGGGATCGTCTACCGGCAGGTCGGCGGCGTCGTTCACGCCGTAGATGCCCACGAAGGCGGTCGCCGGGGCGTGGTCAAGCCCGTAGAAGTCGGCCCAGTAGTTGATTCGGGGGTACCGGCTGAAGCGGTGGCCGTACTTCTCATCTGCGGGGCCGATCGGGTTCGCGTAGTCGGGCGTCTGCATAGCATCGAGCTTTGGCGTCCGCAGGTCCCAATAGGCATCGAAGGAAAACGACGTGATGGGGCGCGGCGAGAGGCCGCCGCCGATGACGTAGTAGGCGGCCGTCCATAGCGTCGCCGGCCAGGCGAAGTCGGAGTGCTGGTATCGCGGGACCGCGTTGCCGATATGGTCGTAGGCGGTAGCGCCGGCCTCGTCCGGGTCCGACTGATGCACGATGAGCTTGTCGGTGTCGGGCCAGCTAAAGGCGAGCGAACCCTCGGTCGCGACGTTGACCCGGAAGTGAGGGGCCGCTGCCCAGTTGCCGCAGTCGGCGGTCTGCCACGCGGAGAGGTCGCGGTGGACGAAGACGGCCTCATACGTCTCATCGTCGGCGAGTTCGGCGAAGCGGCCGACGCACTCGACGTTGTAAATGAGCTTCTCGCCGGTGCGCGCGAGCGAGGAGCTCGCGACCTTGCCCTCGAAGACGTGGACGCCCTCGGAGACGATCGTGACCGGCGTGCCGTAGGCCGGCGGCGGCGTGAGCTGCTGCCACGACGCTGACCCATAGCCGCCCTGGTTCTTGTTCGACCAGGTGAGGCCGAGAGGATCGGCGCAGCAGGACACCGTATAGTTGCCAAGCAGACGGTGTGGGATGATTCCGCGTGTGGGGCTCATCCGATCACCGTTCCCCCCGTGATGTTGCAGCGCTTGCCGATGGTCCAGTCAGACGCAATCCTCGACCCGTCGTCGATGTTGTAGCCGTCGCCGACGGTCACGCGGTCGCCGATGGTCACGTGGTCGCCGATGCGTGCCGAGACCGTCCCGAACCTGCAGTCCTCGCCGATGATAGTGCCGTCACCAACATGGGTGAGGTATGCTTCGTCGCTGATCCAGACGCTGCCGGCGCCGAGGCGCGCGCCGCTACCGATGTATGACGGCGCCCCTACGTCGACCCAGTCGCCGATGGTTGCCGTGCCGCCGCGGGCGATGTAGAGGTCGTGCCCGGCTAACCACTTGATATGTACGCCCGACGATGGCTGCACATGCCAGCCGTCGACGACCGGCCAGTCGTTCGGGTTGAGGTCTGGTGGCGTCCCGAAATCGGTCGAGAGATTCTCGGCGTAGAGGCGGCCCATTAGGGCCTCACAATCGTGCCGTCAGCGACCGTCGTCCCGTCTGGGATGACGTAGTCATTGACGAGGATATGCACGTCGCTGCCGATCACGCAGTAGGTTCCGATTCTGACTCCGCCGGAAGTCGTCGTCCTGTCGCTGATCGTGGTGCAGTCCCCAATCACGTTCCCCGTCGCTAGGTCAACGCCGCCTCCGATCGCGCACCCGTCGCCTACGGTCCCCTGGTTCATGACGAAGTCGTCGCCGATGGTGTTCCCCCGCACGGGAACTACCGGCTCGACCGGCTCGCGGCTCTTGCCCGGGGTCGGGATCGCCTTGCCGGTCGGATCTGAGAGGTTGAGGGCGCGGTCAATCGCCCGAATGATGTAGGGCTTGTTCGCGTCCGTCGTTTCGTCGGTCCACTCCAGCCGGTGAGCATCCGTCTTCCTGACGCGGTCGTTCTCCTCGTCAACCCAAAGCACGGCGTCGGGCTGATGTTCGTTGGCGCTGTAGATGAAATAGGCAAGAACGCCGCTCTCGTCGTCGCTGGATGGCAGCCACGATATCCGGTTGCCCTTGCTGGTGTGCACCGCGCGCAGATCGTCAGGCGGCGTCGGCGGCGTCACGTCGGCGGAGGCGCCCGCGCGCCCGGGCATCTCTACGTCGATCGTCGGGCCGACTTGGCGCAGGCCGCCGCCGGCGGCCTTTTCCATGACCCAGTACGTAGCCCGGCTGCCGTTCGCGATGTGCTCGTCGAGGAATGCCTCGGCATCGGTTTCACCGATGCAGACGGCTGGGCCGCCGCTCTCCGGGTCGATCGCCCGCCAGATCTCACAGGTGCCGAGCAGTTTCTCTTTGATTGGCTTGCCCTCGGGGTCGGCTGCGAACGTGGGGCCCGTGCCCGAGCCCCACGTGATGAGGCAGCAACCGTCGCCGGTCCACGGCCCCGGAGATCCGCCCGCACCTTCGGCGCTCATCAGTAGGCCGTCCTAGCGGTGAGCCGCTGCCTTTTGGCGAGCTTGGCCTCCACGAGGCCGGCCACCTGGCCCGCGAGCATCTCGGCAGCGCGCCTGTCGGTGCCATGCAGGTTGTCGATGCGAATGCCTCCGAGGTTGATAACGACCGTTTGCGAGCCCGCCGAACTTCCGGCCGGGGCTGCGAATGCGAAGCGCGTGGCGCTGCCCACGCCCGCGCCGGCCGGCAGAGACGCCCCCAGGAGTGCCTCGGACGCGCTCCGCACCATGCGCTGCCCGCCCCCGATGCCAAGCGCGAGGCCCTTGGCGACGTTGCCGCCGATCTCGGCGAAGACTTTGGATGGCGATCCGATGTGCAGAACCTTCTTCGCCCACTTGACCGGCTGGCCGATGAGGCCCTTGAACCAGCCCTCGAGGTGCCCCCATTCCCAAGAGATGCCCTTCTTGATACCCGAGACGATCGCCTTGCCGATATCGACGAACTTGGAGCCGACGTCAGAGAAGACGGCGACGATCCTCGCCCAGGCGGCCGCGATGGCACTCCTGATACGGGCCCACATCTTCTCTGCGGCGCTCAGGATCTGCCGCCAGTGGCCGGCGATGACGCCGGCCGGGCTCAGCCTGAAGGCGTCAACGATGAGGCCCCACACGCGGCTCAGAAAGTCCTTGATCGCGTTCCAGATTTTCGCGGCCTCTTCCTTGACCAGGCGCCAGTGCTTCACGACGAGCATGACCATGATGCCGATCGGGCCGATGATGGCGGCCAGGATTGCCTCGCCCCACTTCTTGAAGGCGCCGACGAGCCAGTCCCAGACCGCCACGGCGGCTTTCTTTATGCCGTCCCAGACGGCGGTCACGAGGCGGCGGAAGGCCTCGTTCTTCTTCCACAGGATGATGATCACGGCAACCAGCGCGGCGATCGCTGCGATGACCAGGAAGATCGGGTTCGCGTCCATGGCGGCGTTGAGGAGCCACTGCGCTGCGGCCGCCATCTTCATCGCCTTGCTGACGGCGATTACCGATTCGACGAACGGTGCGATGATCAGGGCGGCGCCGGCCATGGCGGCGATGCCGATCACGAGCTTCTGAACCGGCCCCGGCAGCGCTTGGAACGTCTGCAATAGCCCGGTCAGCGCACCCATGAGCGAATTGATTGCCGGCAACAGTGCCGTACCGACCGTCACCTGCAGCGCCTTGAGGGCGTTCCTGAACTTGTCCTGTGCGCCGGCCGATGTGTCGCCGTATGCCTTCGCCTGCCCGGCGAAGCGCTCCTGCACTACCGCCAGCGCCTTCTGAGCCGGGGTGGTCTTCTTGAGCGTGATGCCGAAGCGGGCGAGCGAGCTATAGTTGCCGTTGGCGACCTTGCCGACCATCAGCGCAGCCCTGCCCAGGTCCATGCTCTTGGCGCGCGCCAGATCAGTCGCAAGGCTAAGGAGGTTCAGGCCCTTGGTGGCGCTGCCGGTGGTCTGCGTGAGTGTGCTGAGCGCGTTTTTGAGGTCAACGCCAGAGTAGGCGGAGATCTGCATCTGCTTATTGACCACGTCCTGCATGGCCCTCGAGTAGGTATTCCAGTCCCCGCCGGTAGCCTGCACCGAGGTCTGCAGCTTCTTCATCGCCACCTCGGCATCGTCCGCCGCATGGACGGAGTCCATGAGCCAGTGCGTGATGCCAGCCGCGGCGAGGCCGCTCGCGATCTTGGCGCCGGTGGAGCTGATCGCGGAGCCCATGCGGCCCCACACACTGGACTGACCCGCGACCTCGCGCTTCAGCTTTTGCAGGCTGGCCTCGGCGCGCTCGATCTGCTCCATGTTGGCCCGGCCATACACGTTTACGCTGACGGTCACCTCTAGAACACCTCCCCCGCCGCGTTCAGGCGTTCCTGCAGTTCGCGCTCGGCGCCGGCCATAGACTCACGGATGCTGGCCTCGATGCGATCCTTGTTGCGGTCCCACGAATCCCAGAGGAAGCGCCCCGGAGAACCGAACCCATTCAGCCAGTTGATCATCGCGAGGCCCTGTGGCGTCGGCGGGCCATTGCCTGCGCGGTTGCGCATCTTCGTGCCGGCGAACTCGAAGATTGCCGTGTCCCGGTCAACCGCCATCACTGACATGCCGGCTTTCTTGCCGCGCTGCCTCATGCGCACCCGGTAGATGAGCGTGTGACCGGGAGGCGCTGACCTGGCGGCGTCGGAGGCGATGAGGCGGCCGATGCCTCGCATCTCGCGGTTCAGGCGCTTCAGCACGTCCGGAGCGAGGGAGCGCAGGGCAGCGACCGTCTCCTCGAGGCCGGTGATACGGATCTCTGCCGAGTATCCCTTCCCGCCTGCTCCTACGACCTTGCTCACTTGCCCGTCATCCCATCGAGTCGCTGTCTCATCTGTTGACGCTGCTCTTCGCGCGCCCGGCGTTCGAGTCCGTCGACCACAGCCGCAAATACCTCCGGGGAACAGCGTTCGAGGTCAAGGCCGAAGCCGGCTGCGAGCGCCGCCTCTGCTATCAGCTGGGCGGCGCCTGAGCTTCCCCCGAGTCGTCCTCCTCCGGGCTGATCATGGCGACGTTGTTGAGCCAGGCGTCATAGGTCGCGCCCTCCTCAACCAGGCCGGAGCGCTGCGAAGCCAGGAAAGCGGCATATCCGAGGGCGTCCATGTTGCCCTCGCCCATGACACCGTTGCCGTACTTGCGCTCCGCCAGGATGAACTCGCGGATCCCGACGATGACGACGGTGACGTTCCCGCCGTAGTCCGTCACGCGGAATCGCTGTAGATTGTCGGCTCCCACTTCGCCTCCCTTTCGAATCAGTACGTCGCCTGCGTGTTGACCAGCGTGGCCGTGATCGGCGATGCAGCCGCGCCGCGATAGGCGGTGCCTACAAGCTCGACTTTCGCCGAGCCGCCGGCCGGGTCCGCGTCGGGCATGTCGCACAGGAAAGCGACCGACCCGGCGGCGAGCTTGAGCGAGTCGGCGCCCTTCGTGAAGGCCACCTCTGCCGACCCGTACAGCGGCGTCGTCTGGATAGACGTGCCGGTCGGCGAGCCGGTCACGACGTTCTTCCAAAGCGCCATGTCGTCGGGGAGCACCGTAAGGCTCAGCTCGACCGAGCAGCCGCCTTCCTGGACGTCATCCGCCTCGATGGTGCCGCTCTTGAAGACAGCCTCCGCGCTGCGCTTGATCGTGATCTTGCCGCCAACGATGGCAGCGACCGCCGGAGTGCCGGAGTCTACGGCGTACTTGAATGTCCCGCCTACGGGAACGTAGTAGTTCGCGGTGTCGGACTCGTCGACGGCCGGGGTAAAGGTCGAAGGCACTGACCACACGCCGGCGACCGTCGTGACCTTGAGGTCGAGCGGCTTGTTCTCTTCCCAACTGATCTCGAGCTCGTCGACCTTGGCATCGCGCAGAGCGTGCAGGGAGCCGTCGCCCTTCTTTTCGAAGAGTGACAGGTACGGCGTCGAGCTCCCCAGAGTGATCGTGTGCGTGTACGGGCCCGTGCCGGTGACCACATCGCTGCCGAGCGCCCCGAGCAGGTAGAGGCCGATGGCCTTCTGCCATACGCGCGTCTCAACCTGCGCTCCAGCCTCGATCTTGTCGCGGTAGGCGCCGGCAGGGCTCAGGTAGGCGCTCGTGATCGGGTCGGCCTCCTGGCTGATATCGACCTTGATGCCGCCGCCAGTCAGGCCGTGGGCGAACGTCGGGTTCGCGGCCAGCGCACCCTTGCCCGACTGCCTGGCGACGCCGAAAACGTCTTTCCCAACCTGCAGACCCATGGCCTACTCCTTCTCGTCCGGCGCGGCGACGGAGGCGGCGCCGATTGTCACAAGGTGCTCGAACAGTTCGCATTCTCCGGGCGTTCCCGGCAGGTGGTCTCCGGGCTCGTAGTCGGCTTCGATGCGGCCGCCGGCAAGGGGCGGAGCAAAGTCGACGTGCAGCGGCTCGGACAGCTCGTAGCGTGTGCTCATGGTCTTATCCTCCTGCGCGCGTCACCCGCGCACGACGGAGCCCTCGCAGGTGACGGTGACCACCACGAGGTACTGCCGCGTGGTTTCGTCGGGCAGCGCTTCGCTACCCTCGATCGCAGACACATAGGCGTTGTCACAGATTCCCCCGAGCGTCGGGTCGGCGGACACGGCGTCTTCTACGTCACCCGCCAGATCGAGCGCTCCGGACTGCACCTCTAGAAAGTCATCTGTCGAGCGCGAGCAGATCGTGCGCACGTTGATATCAACTTCTTCCCCGCGCTGGCCGCCGCCGGAGGTTTGGCGCACGACGCGCACGTCAAAGGCGCCGCCGACGTATACGTGGTCTTCATCGAGGCCGCCGACGGGGTATCCGATATCGCAGCGGACTCCGGGCGGCAGCAGGGCCGTGACCGCCTCCTGCAGCGCCCGCTGAATCTGTGGTGCTAGGGTGCGGAAGCCCATGACGTCAGCCGATCAGCGGCGGCCGGCGCCCGAACGCTCCGGGAGCGGCCACAGCGTCAACCTCGGGAATGCCGGTCGAGCCCGTCTTGTCGGCGATTGAGAGCCGGAAGGTGCCGATGTCAGTAGACTCGGCGGTGGCCCTGGATCCGAGCGTCTTGCGAACGAGGTAGTCCTTCGCCAGCAGCATCACGGCTTGTCGCACCGGTTCGGGCGGATAGTCGAGGCCGTGCTCGTAGTAGAGCTCGATGACCGCCCCGTCATCCCACAGAAAGCCGGCCGGGCGGTCAATCGCGCCCCACTCCCGCGGCGTCAGCGCGGCGAGATCGGAGGCCGTGAGCGCGGCTCCGGCCACCGTTGCAGAGATGACGCGGCGCACGGCGTTGTGCGGTACGCGGATGCGTTGCTGACCGTTTCCGATGAGGACGACGCGCGCGCCGCGTGGCACATAGGCGAGGTTCGCGACCGCCTCGAAGCGCTGCTCTGCCGCGGTGCGCGCGGCGCGCACGGCGGCGGATGAGTACTTGGCCACGTCGGACAGAGATGCGTCGGAGGCGCGCAGTTCGGCGACCTCGAACAGGTAGCCGCCGGCGACTTCGAGAGCCGCCGGCCATGCCATTTGTCCCGCCGCGGTGGTGCCCGTCCATGTGAGCGAGTAGACGTCGAGCGCAGTCAAGAGATCGGCCGGCACGTCCGCGGTGATGGTCCCGGCCGATGGCACCGGCGTGCCGTCGTAGGTGACCGCGGCGCCGGCTCCGTCCTTGATAGACAGAGCAGGATCGGTCACGGTGACGGGGTTGCCGTCGTCGTCGTTAGCGGCGACGCTCAGGCGGTAGGCCCCGGTCGTGACTTTGCGCAGTCGTTCCACGTCACTTGCGCTTCGCGCCTGTGGCAGCGCTAGGCCCCGCCGCTACGCGCTCCGCGTAGCCGCGCTCTTCGAGCAGCGCTGCGGCGTCTTCCGGAACGTCGTCCTCTGTGCCGGCGTCCCCAACGTAGACGCGGATATCCTCGGGGTCGGAGGCGATCTCGATGCCCTGGCCCGTCGTGTAGCGTACTCGCGCCATGGTCACTCTCCTGTTTCAGCGGGTCGCTTCTCTTCGGCCCCCATATTGCCGGGCGTGTCACCCAAAGACAGAAAGGGCCGCCGGAACCTGGGCTCCGGCGGCCCTTTCTGCGCGGCGCTACTGGTTAGGCGTTGTTGCTCTTAAGGAGTACGGCCGCCTGGTGGTCCCAGGCGCAGCCGCCGAGGCGGGCGAGCGAGTAGAAACGAATCTTCGGCGTTGCCGTGTACGGGTCGCGGAGAATCGTCGTGTTCCTGTGGATGCCCACGGCATAGGCCGCGCCGATGTTGGCGAAGGCGACCGGGTAGTTCGCAGCGCCGATCGCGGGAGCCGAATCGGTCTCGACGACGGGCTTGCCGAGGATTCTGTACTCGCCGGTGTTCGGGTCCTGCGTAGCGAGCGGCACGGTGCTCGACGCAGCCGGATGGCTAAAGGCCGCGACCACAGACAGCGTGGCACCGCTCATGAGCCACACGGCGTCACGGCGGTACTTCATCGGCAGCGCGAACTGCACCGTCAAGAAGTTGGTGTTGGCGAGCGCGCCGGCCACGCCGGAGAGCTTGGTCGTGTAGCTTGCGGTCTCCGCGAAGAGGCCCTTGATCTTGGTTGCGCCGTCGCCGGCCACGGCGTCGGCTCCGGCCTGCTCCTGGATGTCCTCGTACATCCACTGCACGAGCATGTTCTCGAGGTTCGGCACGGCGTCGAGCGCGAGCTGCGTCGCGCGCTGGTCCGAGTAGTAGTCATAGCAGGTGAGCGTCGGGCCCGTGAAGGTCGGCGCGTTCTGCTCGACGCGGGCATCGGTCTCCGCCG